GTGAGCCATCATATTCGTGACGCCAACAAAATGGTCAGCAAAACCCCGCGCACAGACCGACAGCCGGTTGTCACCGTGGCGTTCCAGCACTTCGTGAAGGCTGGCTTCGCCCGTCAGCTAGAGAGGCAACTGGCTGGAGCGAACAAGCGCATCAAAGAACTCGAAGCCAAAGTGGATGAACTCCACGACCTCAAGAAATGGTTGGAGGGACGATGAACGTACCAATCGGACCAGCCGCATTCGTGTTCCGTCACAAGCGAACCGGCCAGATTGTCGTCGTACCCAACGAGCGATGGCATGAGTTGTACGACAAGAAGGAGGACTGGGAACACACTGCCTCACTCAACGCTTGTGGCGCACTTCAGTACATCATCGACGCCAAACCGGCTGAGAGAAACCGATACATCAAGTCACTTATGGAAAAGCCATGAGCTACTCACCATGAGCGATACCCCGCGCACCGATGCATACGTCGAGTTCTGGCTCAAAGATCGCCTCGCGCTCTGGCCCGACTTCGCTCGAAACCTGGAGCGTGAAATCAACCAACTGAAAAATGAGTACACTAACAAGATTCGGATTGACCAAGGAAGCAATGGAGCGGATGGTGGGCGTCGTCAAGCCGTTCAAAGATCCGAACCCTCGGATCGAGAGGCGGTGGCTGGCGATCCCGGACGAGATCAAGACCGCCATCCTCAAGGAGCATCACACCCACACGCTCCGTGAATTGTCGGCCAAATATAAGATCTCAATTTCATGCGTATGGTACATTCGCAAGAACAGCAAAACCAAAACCAAAACAAAGAAACGATAGAGGAACTACAACGATGGAAACAGTTATGTCACGAGTTAGCCGCTTGCTTGGGCTGCGGCTGCACAGTTCAGACCGGTCTGTGCGTGCAGTGCCACAAAGCCCACAAACGATACCGAGCAATCCAACTCCCGCTCCGGTAGTCACAGCACCCACAAAGAAGAAACGTACACCCAGAGTGAAACTAACAGAATCAATCGAGAAGGTCACCGAACTCCGTAAGCAAGGTCTCACCTACCAAGTCATCGGGGACACCCTCAAGATGTCCAAGCAACGTGTTCATCAGGTCCTCAAAGCTCACAATAGGCAGGAGGAATCCAAGAACCTGTGGACCAACGGACTCAGCGTTCGCAATACCAAGCTGATGACTCAGCTCAAGGTCAACAACCCCGTGACACTCATCACCATGATCAAGTCCGGGGACGTTCGACCGTTCAAGTACAAGAACTTCGGGCTGCGAAGTTACCACGATCTCTGTGCGTGGGCCGGGATTCAGCCAATCGAATTCCGTAAAATCAAAACCTGTCCGCACTGCAACAAGTTAATATGACCAGACATTCGTTTCCATTAGTGGAATCGATCAAGGTGGTCCGTCTCTCCGAGGGGCGGACCATCCGCGTTTTAAGGGATCGAACCAAAGACAACCTCAAGGTCATCCACGGAGATGGAGACATCCACCTCACCTGCGTAGCACAAGCCCATGACCCCATCGAGATGCTGAAGACACTGGCCAAGCTGGAAGACGTTCGGTCAGTGGAACTCACCGATGCAAAGGGAAATGGAATCATCATCCACAAACAAATCTGATCCATGCACAAGTCCTCAACACACGACATCGTCAACGCACTCAACATCCTCTCCACCGAGATCTGCTCCGTCGATGGAGCAGCCAACGCTCTATGCGCCGAGGCATCAGCTCGCATCCTGGAACTCGTCACCCTCACAAAGGATCTGACAGCACACATCGTTTCCAATCCGGTGCATCATCCAAAGTGTAACGCCGCAACCAAAGGCAACTATTGCAACTGTATGTTGGCCAAACTATCGCACCCATGAAGACTCCACGACACGAGCAGCCTTGGTACGAAGCACGGTTGGAAAACAACAAGAAGCCGTCCAAGATCACCGAAGAAGAACGAACCATACTCACCGAGGAGAATCGTAAGCTCATCGAGGATGCGCCACGGATCATATCGTGGGGAGTTGCCAACGGATGGATCGCTTACCCAATAAAGGAACAACGTAAATGGAAGATGCAAGAACTTGGTTCGTCAACCGAACCAACCCAGCAATCATCGTCGAACTCATTGGATGCGCTCAGTACCGTCTGGCCGAACTCCGAACTCCAGTAGTCATATATCGCCGGGGCGACAATCTATACGTTCGCCTCGAATCCGAATTTCACTCCAAGTTCAAACCACATGATCAAGAAAACTAAGGCCGGTTACAAAGTCGAGTCCAAGACCCATCACAAGAACATGGGCACTTACCCCACCAAGACCGCTGCCATCAAGCGCATGATGGAGGTCGAGATGTTCAAGGCGATGGACAAGGCCGGAACTCTTCGCAAGAAGAAGTAGGCAATAGACTCGGCAGTCCAACTCAGCAACGAATCAACGACATGACAACGCTCGAACGAGCGGCTCTTTGGCTTGCCAAAGTACCGCCAGCCGTCTCAGGACAGAACGGCCATTCAACCACCTACACCGCCGCCGTGGGCCTCGCTCACGGCTTCGGGTTATCCAGCGGAGACGCTCTCAATCTCCTCTCCGAATGGAACCGATCCTGCCAACCCCCATGGAGCGAGAAGGAACTCCTCCATAAGATTGCTCAGGCCCAATCCAAACATCACTCCAAACCCCGTGGGCACCTTGCTGAAGGATCGCATACACAAGGAACAACACCATTCGACATAACAAAGGTAACCTTTAACAAGCCGAAGCCCGTTCCAGTGACTCAAAATACCGTGGGGCATGATGAGCCTGACGCGCCATCAAACGCTCCCGCAGCCCCCGTCCCGGCCTCGCACGATGCCTCGGAGTTCCAACGCTTCCTCCAATCCGCATTCGCGCCCCACGAGGTGGTCTGTATCTGCGATCAGGTCGAGGACGGTAAGCCAATGACCTCCGGGTCTTTCCTGCCCATCGAGGATTGGATCGCCCGCTTCGATGACCCCGAATCCATCCTGTTCCGCAGCGCCCGCACCGATGGGGTGTTCGTCCGCATCAACCCCTTCCGGCCCAGCCTCTACAGCGGGTCGGACAACGATGTCAGCGCGTACCGTCATGTCCTCGTAGAGTTCGATGACAAGCCCAAGGCCGAGCAGGAACAGCTCCTCCGCTCCTCGGGCCTACCTATCAGCGTACTCATCGATTCCGGTGGCAAGTCGATCCACGCATGGGTCCGGGTGGATGCACCGTCACGCAAGGAATGGGATGCCCGCCGGGATCTCATCTACTCATCCATCCCCGGCATCGATCCCAAGAACAAGAATCCATCACGCTTCTCCCGGCTCCCCGGAGCATGGCGCGGAGATCAGAAGCAGAAGCTGTTGGCCAACAACCTGGGTGCGAACTCATGGGAAGAATGGCTCACGGATCGTGAGACCGATGATGACAAAGCTACTGTAGTCACGGTCAAAGACCTCATGGACTTTGATCCAAAGAAAGATCCCGATAACCTGATCGGCAATCGATGGCTCACTCGCGGCTCCTCCATGATCATCTCCGGTGGCACCGGCATTGGGAAGTCATCACTGATGATGCAGATCATCATCAGGTGGTGCCTCGGTATCGACTTCTTCGGCATCAAACCGGTGAAGCCATTGAAGATCGGAGTCATTCAGGCAGAGAACGACAAGGGCGATCTCGCGGAAGCGTTCCGAGGGGTGACACATACCATGCGCCTCACCGGAGATCAGATGCGCCACCTCAACACCAACCTAGAGTTCCGCACCGAGACAGTTCGTACCGGTGAACAGTTCCTCGCCTACGCCCGACGCTTCATCCACCGATCCAAGCTGGATCTCATAGTGGCAGACCCCCTGTTCTCCTACTTCGGAGGAGATCTCAGTGATCAGTCCGAGGTAAGCGTGTTCCTCCGCAACAAGCTCCAACCCATCCTGCACGAGACCAAGGTCGCTTGGATCTGGATGCATCATGTCTCCAAGCCTCAGCGCAAAGAGAACGGAGAACCACTCACCACTATGGAACTCGCCCACGCCGGGTTCGGATCGTCCGAACTCGCCAACTGGGCGCGGGAGATAGCGGTTCTCCATGAAGTAGGCCAATTCAAGCCTAGAAGGTTTCAGCTCGCCTTCTGCAAGCGGGGATCAAGGCTTGGACTCGAATCCCCCATCCTCAACGTACAGCACTCAGCCACCGGGATTCAGTGGGAAGAGTGCAACCCATTCGCGTTCACTGGGGCGGAACTGAAAGAGAAGAAGCCGTATCGCCCTCAGCGAGGGCGGCGAGCATAGAATCCCTCCACTTCTCGTCCTCAATTATAGCACGGGCCTTCTGCATAGCCTTGCGGGCTTCAGAGGCCCTTTTCTCTGCCTCCGCGACCTCGGGATCAATGTCGGGTTCAGGCTCTGGCTCAGGCTCCTCATCCCCACCGCGCTTGCTCGAACGCTTCCTTTCGAGTTGGCCAATGAGTCGTTCATGCTTCTTCACCGAGGTCTTCAGATACGCAACATCACGCTTCAGGTCATTGACCATCCTCAAGAGCAACGACACCCGATCCTCATCCTCCGGTGGAACCCAGTCACAACCACGCCACTGCCTATGAACCATGTCATAAACTATGACCTGGGACTTCTTGTTCCTCATGGAATTGAAAGCCCGGATCGCCCGACCCAACTCACAGGCAAGATTCTTTCGGATGTAGGCCAGTACCTCGGACTTGTCCGGGTCGGCATCGTGGCGTTGCGGGGGCATCAGTCGGAACATCGACCGAAGCGTGGAACCATTGTCGAGATAACTCATAGCAAGAACAGAATGCATCGTGTAGGCTTCCGCGTCAATGTAAAGGAATGTTGATTTTGCATCCCACCCCACAAAGTTAGCATCCCCCCTGCTACTCTCCCTAGAGGGAGACTTACACTCCCTCTAATAGGGAGTTAAAAACCGCAAACGCCGCTACGCTCTGGGGGACTTACGCCCCCCGCTGCGGCTGCGGTTTTTCGAAACCCTCCCACTGATTGCGAAGTACCCGTGTTGGTGGTTGTGGTGGAGGATGGAGGATGTGGATTGCTGGAGCGGAAATGGCCCTAGGATCGCGTTTGATGGTGGAAGTGACCTTGGATGCGGTTCGTGGGTATCGACCTCTTAGAAACGAAAAGCCCCGGATGGGGGTCCGGGGGTCGCTTGGGAGAGGAGGATGGGGGGATTGGCCTACTTGGATGTCACCTCTCGGAGCAGGGTGTGGAAGGCGAGTGCGGCGGTCTGGGGGACGACACCGTTTCCGAGTAGGCGCAGTCGGTCCACCCGATTGGTAGCCCCATCATCGCTTCCACGAACGACGGGTTCAATGGGCCAGCTTGTTGTGTCCCACCACTTTGGCCAGCTTGTTCCACAATAGGAGCATCCGTCGCTTGTGCTATAGTAGAATGGATATGTCCACTCGCGGCAGTTGTGACATTGAGATTCACCATGATCGCATTCGCACCCTCCAAAGACAGGAGATCCACATTGCTTGCATTCCCAGTCGCCGCCGTCCTCAGCTCTCCCCGCCGCGCCATCGCCTCCAGCGTCTTGGATTGCTGACTTGATCCGTTCAACCGAAAGCTGTCCTCGTTCGCACACGGTGTCGGTAGCAACGATGAAGACTCGGTTCCTGCGATGCGGCGCACCGCATTCCTCCGCGCTAAAGATTCCCCACGAACACTGGTAACCCAACTCTTCCAAGTCGCTGATGACTGTGGAGAGTCCCATCGAGATGTGGCCCTCGACGTTCTCAAGGAAGACAACCGCAGGTCTAACTGCCTCGATCCCTCGCTTGATGTGGGGCCAGAGATGCCGCTCATCGTCCTCACCTTTGCGGAGTCCGGCATGGCTGAATGGCTGGCACGGATAGCCCGCACTGAGGATATCCACGCTGCCGTGAAGAAGACGCCACGGGAAATCCCGTACATCAGTCCAGATCGGAGCCGCATCAAGCGACCCATCTTCCATTCGCGTAAGTAACACCTCGATCGCGAACGCATCGATCTCCGCATAAGCAAGAGTTCGCATGCCTCGGATAACCCGACTGAGTCCAAGGTCGATTCCTCCGTATCCGGTGCAGAGGCTAAGGTGCGTAACTGTTTTGGTACTATCCATGATCCCATAGTGTTAAATGTTACTCGGTTGCGATG